TTTTACACCTTTGAACATTTAAAACGCCGACTTTCTAATATTTAGGGATAATTAACAAAAATTGTTAATTTAAGTTAATTTATAAAATTGATTTAAAAATAAAATATATTAACAATATATAACGAAAATGGTTAAATATTCATGCGAACGATGTGGAAAGGAATTCTCTCAAAAATCTCACTATGATTCTCATAATAGACGCAAAACGCCTTGTGAAAATAATGCTGATAACATTAAGGCACTTGTATATAAAGCAGTTGAAGAAAAATTAAAAGAATTAAATAATAAAAAATTGATTGTTAAAAATGATGAAGTAATTGTAAATACAAATACAATGGAACATCAACCAACAGAAGTTAAATATTCAGAATTATCAAAAAAATTAACAACAAAACTTAATAAAAAAGAAAAGAAAAATAATGGTATTTACTTTACGCCACCAGAAACAATTTATAAAAATATTAAATTATTAGAACCATTTATGAAAAATATTACAAAAGTTTTAGAACCATCTTGTGGTTCTTGTGAATATATATTAAGACTAAATAATATATACCCTAATATTAGTATTACTGGTATAGAACTAAATAAAACTATATTCGAATCAATAAAACATTATGATTCAGATAATATTACATTACTTAATAAAAATTACTTGAATCATGAATTTAATACTAAATTTGATTTAATTATAGGAAATCCCCCTTATTTTGTAATGAAAAAAATAGATGTAGAAAAATCATATTATAATTATTTTGATGGAAGACCAAATATATTTATATTATTTATTATTAAATCTCTGGAACTATTAAATAACAAAGGAATTATAAGTTTTATACTACCAAAAAACTTTCTAAATTGTCTATACTATGATAAAACTAGAAAACACATAATTAAAAACTATAATATTTTGAATATTATAGAATGTGATGATAACTACATTGAAACACAACAAAATACCATAATACTTATAATACAAAATGAAAAACCCACAAATAATATATCGTATAGTATAACAATTTCTGAATATACTATATTTGGAACTCAAGATAATATTAAAGTTATGAAGACATTATACAATAATTCTAAAACACTATTTGATTTAGGTTTCAATGTTAATGTAGGAAACATAGTTTGGAATCAATGTAAAAAAGACTTAACCGATGATAATAATAAAACACACTTAATATATAGTTCAGATATTACAAATAATAAACTATCTATTAAAAATTATTCAAATAAAGAAAAAAAAAATTATATAAATAAAAAAGGAGATAATTTCCCACTATTAATCGTTAATAGAGGTTATGGCGTTGGAACCTATAATTTTAACTATTGTATAATAAATGAAAATGATAATATAAATTATTTAGTTGAAAATCATTTGATTTGTATCAAATATTCTAAGTTATTATCAAACGAAATTATCATTAAAAAATACAAACAAATTATTAAATCTTTTAATAATAAAAAAACTATTGAATTTATAAAAATATATTTTGGTAATAATGCTATGAATACTACCGAATTATGTAAAATTCTTCCTATTTATGATATTTGAAAACTAGGAAAAGCAATCCCATTACCATTTTTCCATCTCAATAATATATTTAGATTTCTATCAGATTTTGTTTTTGCTATATATCTATTTTTTTCAGGATCTTTTGTAATTTCTGTAATGATATAGTCATTTAAATTTATTGTTTCTAGATATAATTTACCATCTTTATATAACATATAAAATTTATTTTTTTGTGTATCTAATAAATATTTTGTTAGTTTATCTTTATCAATATCATATTTTGAAATAAAATTCATAATACTATCACGTGATGTTTTTTTTGAACTTTCATAAAATTTAATATCATTTTCTTCACCAGAATATTTACTGCTCTTCTTACATCCCCTATAATATTTCTCTTGATGATTTTTTAAACATGTTGGATTAGTTGAATGTATATATTTCAAATATTCTTCTTCTGTAGGTAAAGGCAAATTGTATTCATAAACTAAATGACTAAAATAATTATTATAATAATATTTTTCATAAGAACTTTCTAGATATTGTGAAGGTTTCATTGGTGAAACAAATTGAGGAGTATCATTTACACATGACGCATTACATTTAAATTCCAATATAATCTCTTCACTATTATTTATAATTATTTTAAAGTCATAATGATGACATCTTCCTGCTTTAGGGATACACTCAATATTATCAATACAAATTCCTTTTTTTTTACATAATTCTTTTATAAATATTCTTATTTCATTTTTTAGATTATACCACCTTGGTGAAAGTTTATAATATTGTTCTGAAATTATATTGTTTATTATACACGCAATAATATTTTCTCTTTTTTTATTATAACTATCATTTTTTGATCTATTTTTATAGGCAAATACATTAATATCATTAATATTTATTTTATCACCTCTATATGATATTGGTTCTAAATTATTTTTATTTTCTTGCCATTTGCGTATATATTTTTGTATAGTTTTTATTTTTTTACATTTACATTTTTCACCTTTCCATAACTTCGCGCGACAACATATTAATATTAATTTTTTTTTTGATTTAGGTTGAAATATAACTCCAGTTTTATCAATTTCTTGTTCAGTAGACATATTCGGTTTATTTAAGTATTTTAAATAAATTTAAATCAATTTTTTATAAATAGATTTAAATTATATTATAATGATGTTCCATATCAACATTATACAAAAGAAAAAGGGATTAACATATGATGAATTAGTTAAGAATGTAAAAGATGTATTAGATGAAATACCAATACATATTTATAAAAATCTAATAAAAGGAGCATATGATAGAAGCGTATTTCTTACAATCAAAAATTTTACAATTTTTCTTATACCCATTTACTTTATCATTATTAAAGTAATATTTAACGGGAGAAATTTTATAGTCTTCTGTATTATGTTTAGTCCTGTATATTATTTTGAGGAAAAAATAAAAAGGTGCGGTTTTAAATCTTCAAGGTTTTAAATAATAATTATATTTAGATGATAAGATATAATTAAAAATTGAAATTAATTAAATCACAATACATAAATATAAATATATTATATATATACCTAAAATGCATTTTTGTTCTCAATGTCATAATATGTATTATCTTAAAATTTCTGGAGATGATGTCAATAGTTTAATTTATTATTGCCGTAACTGTGGCAATGAAGATGATACACTAACTGCCAAGAATATTTGTGTTTCTTCAATTGAACTCAAAAGAAGCGAACAAAAATATACACATATCATTAATGAATATACAAAATACGATAATACCTTACCTAGAACAAATACTATTAAATGTCCTAATGTCGCATGCATTAGTAATAAAGAAGGAAATGAAGATAAACGAGAAGTTATTTATATTCGATATGATGATTTAGCTATGAAATACATATATGTATGTGCACAATGTGATAAAATGTGGAAAACAAATGATTCAAAATAATAAGGTATAAGAGTATAAATTAATAAAGTAAATTAATAAAGTAAATTAATAAAGTATAAAATTGAAATAAATAAAGTTTTTTATTAATATATAAATAATAAGATATAATAATATGAATATGTCTGATTTAGAGGAAGTATCAAATGCGGAATTGATAAGTAAAATGAGTGTTAATTCACTTACTTTTAAAAATAATCATTACGGTGGCGCAGATAATGAAGAAAACGATGATGATGATATAGAAGAAGTAGATGATGATATAGAAGAAGTAGATGATGATAAAAATATGGATAATTCTAATGAAGTTGAAGGCATTAGTGACGTTGACTATATTAGCGACGATGACGATGTCATCGATATTGAGTATGACGATGATGGAAATCTTATTGAAACAACTGATAATGTAAATGTAAATAAAAATAACAAAGGTAGTAATCCTATATTATCAACCGGTCGAAAACTATTAGAATCCGTTTATAATAATCCAGAAAGTGAAGAAGAAAACGACGAAGAAAGCGACCAAGACGATGATGCAAATTATTTACAAAAATTCGATAATAATATTCGTAATAATTTTCTTCAACATTTTCATCCTGAAAAAAAAATTCATAATTATGAAGAGGTTCGTAGTTTATCAAGAGTTATTAAAAATGAGAATGGACTTGTAACTAATGACTATTTGCATAAAACATTACCATTTTTAACTAAATATGAAATGACAAGAGTATTAGGACAGCGGGCAAAACAAATTAATTCAGGCGCAAAACCGTTCGTAAAAGTTCCAGAAAATGTCATTGACGGTTATTTAATTGCTAAAATGGAATTGGAAAATAAAAAAATCCCTTTTATTTTAAAACGACCATTGCCTGACGGTTCATGCGAATATTGGCGGGTAAGTGATTTAGAACTAATGTGAATAACGATATATAATAATTATATATCGTAAATGATAATAATAAAACAATATAAATATTTTTTTATTATTAGAATAATACACAATAGGTGGCGTTATAATGAATACTTCTCATTTAATAAAATGTGGATATGATATGTTCCGAAATCAAATTGTAAACATTACTTTGAAACAAAGTAATTTATGGAAAACAGGTTTTATTATTTTGAATAATAACATACATTTTTATAGATTAAACCCCTTGATTGAAACTAAATTGGAAATCATTAAAATTAATAATAGTTTTCTTCTTATGGCAAATAGTGGAATTATTTATGAAAATTCTAAACCTTTTTTATATGATACAGAATTAATTGTTGAAAATAATAAATCAATTAATAACTGTTTTGATTATGAATTTATTAAAATAAGTGAAATTAAAGAATTAAATAATTTTCGCTGTTTAAATTAAATTCTTATTCGATTTTTTAAAATAAAAATATAAACATAATAATTTATAAAATTGATTTAACCATAAATTATTGTAGTTTAGCGTATAAATATAAATACTATATACCATATAAAATACAATGGCGTCAACTATTCATAATAATTTAAATAAAACAAAAAAGATTAAAAAAACGAATATAGATAAAAAATCATTATGGGAAAAGTTTGATAATGATTTTATGAATGATAATTGTAATAATGACAACAATATTGAATGCGTTTTTACTAAAAGAGAAGAAAAAGATACATGTGATTGTTGTGAATATCCTTTATTTCTAAGCGATGAAGGGTTTCTTACGTGCACGAATAGGACTTGTGGTGTTATTTACAAAGTTGTGGATCAAAGTCCTGAATGGCGATTTTATGGTGCTGACGATAATGGAGCAGATGATCCAACGCGTTGTGGCATGCCAATTAATCCTTTATTAGAACAATCGTCATATGGTTGTAAAGTAATGTGTCCTTCTAAATCTAGTTATGAAATGCGGAAAATTCGGAGATATACTGAATGGCAATCAATGCCCTATAATGAGAAAATGCGATATGACGAAGGACAGAGAATTTCAATTTTAGCAGATCAGGGCGGTATTCCTAAAATAATTATCGATGAAGCAATGCGACTACACAAACGATTATCTGAAGCAAAATCATTTCGTGGTTTAAATCGTGATGGTATTATTGCTGCAACTATTTATGTCTCTGCAATGATTAATAAGAATCCACGAACTGCCAAAGAAATCGCAACAATTTTTAAATTAGATACAACAAGCGCAACAAAAGGATGCCGCAACGCAGTGACTATTTTAAATGAACTTGAACATGAAATGGATAATACCGAGAAAATAAATTTATGTAAAACTACACCATTAACATTTATTGATAGGTATTGTAGTCAGTTAAATATTAATGCAGAATTAACAAAATTATGTAAATTCATTTCACATAAAATCCAGAAAAATAATATGATTCCTGAAAATACACCGAATTCAATTGCTTCTGGTATTTTATATTTTGTGGCTCAAAAATGTAATTTAAATGTAACTAAACGCAGTGTTCATAAAGTAAGCGATGTAAGTGAAGTAACCATTAATAAATGTTTTAAAAAATTAGAAGAATTACAAGATCAAATTATCCCACAAATTGTATTAAATAAATATAATAGACTATCATAAAATATAATACATAAAAATATTTTACACTAAATATTAAACCGACTAAAAAGAAAAATGAGAGAAATCTTATTTAATAAGAAATATTATTTAATAATAATTATTTAATAATAATATAATATGAATAGAGTCGCACAATTAAAAGAAATACAGAAAGAAGCATTAGAATTATTCACAAAGAAAAATACAGATTATGGTGACGCATTTGCTAAGTTTGGTATAATTGGAGTATTAATGCGTATTGAAGATAAAATACAAAGGTCATTATCAATTACAAAAAATGGAGTAAATTTAATAAAAGATGAAGGACTAAAAGATACATTAATTGATCTTCATAATTATTCAGCAATGGCATTAATGTTATTAAATGAAAATGAAACCAAAGAATTTAAAAAATAAATTATATATAGTATACATATACAATGGACGTTTCTTATAATAAAATATATAATCAGAATAATATAGATGATGAAATTATTTGTTTAATTTGCCTTCAAGAAACAATTATAGAAATTCAAGACAAAAATATACTTAATCAAAATACAATTATGGTTAATTCTGTTCCTTTTTTAACAAAATCGTGTGTCTGCGATTATCACGTTCATTATAAATGTATTGAAAAATGGATGAAAATTAATTCTATATGTCCTATTTGTAGGAAACCTATTTCAAATATTTTAACAATTAAGTCACAAGATACGATTATTATACCCGACGAAGAAACAATTATTATACCATATAATGAAAATACATATATTATTCCTCATGGTAATACAAATAATGAACATTATAAAAAATGCGTTCGTATAATTATGACGGTAATTTGCATTATGATGGGTTTAATCATATTAAATCGATGGTTATAATCATAATAAATCGATGATTTTTTTATATATTTACATTATAATGTTAAAACATTATTTATTATTCTTAAATAATACTCCAATTATTATGATTAAATGGTGCTACTTCTATTTCATT